AAGCTGCGGCGGCCGGCGATCGCGCGGCCGGTGTCCTGGGAGACCGGCGGCCCCGAGCTGGTCGCGGTGCTGCGGTATTTCGACACTCCCGAGGGGTGGCTCGCCTATCAGCGGGCGCTCGACGGGGAGATCGACGGCGGGTCGGTCGGGTTCCAGCCGATCGCCGAGCGGGCCGAGACTGACGACGGCGGCGAGGTGCGCGCGATCGTCGAGGCGTCGCTGCACCATGTCATGCTCTGCTCAAGCAAGGACGGCGACGTTCCGAGCTATGCCGCGCCGGGGCTCGTCGAGGTCCGCACCTCGGCCGACGAGGCGGCGCGGCTGCTCGCGGTCAAGTACGACCCGGCGATCGCCGAGCGGGAAGTGTCGGCCGCTGACCTGGCCAGATTGCTAGCCGACGAGTTATCGTCGTTTAAACGGCCGGCGAGCCCCGCACGGAACCGCCGGCCGGGCGCGCGAGCCCCGCACGGAACCGCGCGCCTCGGCGCGAGAGCCCCGCACGGAACCTCGTGCCCCACTTCCAGGGGTCGACCGGCGGCCCCGATCCGGTACCGGGACAGTCCAGACGACCCCCGGAGGTGTGGGGCAATGACGACGACCAACGTCTACCTCAAGAACAAGGTCGAGGAGCGCGTCGCGCAATCGGCGGTCATGGAGGGTATGACCGACACCGCCGCCCGCGAGTCACGCGACCTGACCGAGCAGGAGCGCAAGACATACGAGGGGATCGCCGCGCGGCTGGTGTTCCTCGACGACGAGATCAAGCGGATCACCGAGGCCGAGCAGGGCGCGGCGAAGTTCGCGCAGGTCTACGGTCAGCACCGTCAGGCGCTCGCGACGCAAGACCGCCTCGACGCGCAGCGCCGCGCGGCGGGGGCCGCGCAGGTACCGGTCGAGTCGCGGGCGATCACGTGGGGCACCGCGTTTACACGATCCGAGCAGTTCAAGCACTACGACGGGCACGGGTCGAGCGCGGCGTTCACGATCGAGGGTGATTGGCTCGGCGGGCAGAGCTGGACAATCGAGGAGCGGGCCGAGGTCGTCGACCCCGAGCCGGCCACGCCGCCGAGCTTCGAGCAGCAGTGGGATCTGCATTTCCCGCCGGGCACTAACGTCATGGCGTCGGCGTGGGGCGACAACGCGCCCCGCCAGACGTGGGCCGGGCCGAGGCAGCCCGACGAGCGGTACCCGCTGATGGACGTGATCGGCCGGGTGCCCACGAATCAGGGGTCGATCGAGTACATGTACTGGTGGCTCGACCCCGAGGCGATGGCCGAGGAGGTGCCCGAGGGTGAACTCAAGCCCGAGGCCGAGCTATCCGGCGAACTCAAGGCGATGCCCGTCGCCACCTACGCATGGTGGAAGGGCGTTACCCGCCAGGCGCTAGAGGACATTCCGCAGATCCGCGCGGTGATCGACGGGTTCCTGCGCAAAGGGGTGCTGCGGCGGATCAACCGGGCGGCGCTCGACGCGCTGCACGGCGACCCGAACATTCCCGAGATCGGCGCGGCGACCGACCCGCTGCTGAGCTTGATCCGGGTCGCGGTCGCGTTCGTCGACGACGCCGGGTTCACCCCGAACGCCGTCATCATGAACCCGTTTGACTGGGCGGCGTTCGACATCGCGCTCATGGAGGGTCAGGGCGCGACCGACATGCAGCGTCTTTTCTGGAACCTGCGCCCGGTCACGCTGCCGTCGGTGCCGTCGGGCACCGCCTACGTCGGCGACTTCCGCGAGGCGATCACGTTCTTTGACCGCCGTCAGACTCAGGTGTTCATGACCGACTCGCACGGCGACTATTTCATCCGCAACAAGCTCGCGATTCTCGCCGAGGCGCGCGGGCGCATCGCGGTGACCAACGCGGCGGCGATGGTCAAGTGCGAGGGGGTCGTGCCCGACGCGATCGTGCCCGCGACGATCTCGCTGCACAGCTCGGCCGCCGCGCGGCGCGAGCGGGACCGCAACCGCACCGCGTCGCGGGCCGCCGCGCGCCCGGCCGAGCCGCGCCGCCCGGCCGCTCCCCCGTCGGCGTAACCCGTGGCCGGTTCCGGGGTCGCGCTGTACGGGCAGATCCGCGAGGTGCCTAACGGGCTGACCGCCGGGCAGGTGCGCGACATGCTCGGCCGCTCGGGCGGCCCGGTGACGCTCACGCGGCTGCCCGCCGTGGTCAATGTCGTGGTGTACCAGGGCGACGACTTCGCCCTGTCCGTGCACGTGCACGAGCCCGACGGGACCGACGCCGACCTGACCTCGGCGGTGTTCGCCGCCGAGATCCGCGACGCGCCGCGCGCCGACGGCGGGCTCGTGCTCGGGTCGTGGGATCTGGACGACGACGGGCCGGTGATCCGCGCGAGACTGTCGGCCGCGACGTGCGAGGGACTGCCCCGCACCTCGGTCTATGACCTGCGGATGGCGCTCGGCGGGTGGCGGACGACGCTGATCGCGGGCACGATCAGCACGGTCGCGAGCGTGTCGGAATGACCGAGTACACGGTGACCGTCACCCTGCCAGGCCACGGCGGGGTGACGGTCGGCGCGGCCGGCCCCGATCAGCCGGTGACGGTGACGAGCCGGGACGCGCCGACGACCGTCGGGGTGTGGCCCGAGGATGAGCCGCAGGTCGACGCCGAGGCGGCGGCCGAGCAGGGCGTGAGCGTCGCCGGCGAGCCCGAGGGGCTGCTCGACGTCGGTACGCCGTGGGTGATGGGCGGCCCGCCGGGGCCGGTGGGTCCGGTCGGGCCGCAGGGCGAACGCGGCCCGGTAGGCCCGCAGGGCGAGGTCGGGCCGATGGGTCCGCAGGGCGACGTCGGGCCGCAGGGCGAGACCGGCGAGACCGGGCCGCAGGGCGAGACCGGCCCGCAGGGCGAGACCGGGCTCACCGGGGCGACCGGGCCGACGGGTCCGCAGGGGCCGAGCGGGCTCGGCGCGCTGGCCGGGATCGAGGGGACGGTGCCGAGCGCCGCCTACCTGCCGGGCGGCGGCGGCGAGTTCATCGGCGAGGCGTGGATCGCGAACGATACCGGCGACTTGTGGGTGTGGAAGGTGAGAACATGAGCAGCCCGCCCGAGCCGCAGTGGACTAACGTCGGCACGATCCGGGGGCCGCAGGGTCCGACCGGCGCGACCGGCTCGCAAGGGGTACCCGGCGAGCAAGGCGTACCGGGCATCACCCCGTTTTGGCTGCCGCCCGTGGCCGACGAGGCGAGCCTGCCCACCGGGCAGGCCGGCGCGATGGTCGTCACCGAGGACAGCGGCGAGGCGTGGCACTGGAACGGCACCAACTGGGCGGTGATCGCGCAGTGGGAGGGGCCGCGCGGCCCGCAGGGCGAGACCGGCGCGGATTCCGAGGTGCCCGGCCCGCAAGGCGACCCCGGCGCGTCGGTGCAATGGCTGAGCCCGGTCACCGACGAAAACTCGCTGCCGAACAGCGGCAACACGGCCGGTGACATGCGGGTCACGAGCGACACGGGCGAGGCGTGGCGCTGGTCGGGGTCGGCGTGGGCGGTGATCGCGCAGTGGACCGGGCCGCGCGGCGCGCAGGGCGACCCCGGCGCGACCGGCTCGACCGGCTCGACCGGCCCCGAGGGGCCGACCGGCCCGCAAGGACCACAGGGCGACCCCGGCGCGGGCGTGTCGATCAAGGGCACCGTCGGATGGGTCAACGGCAATCCGGCGCTCGGCCCCGACCTGCCGCAGACCGGCGAGCCCGGCGACGCGTGGCTCGACCCCGACGGGAATCTGTGGGTGTGGGGTTAGCCGTGCCGCCCGCGCCGAGCTGGGGAATGGTCGGGAACCTGCGGGGGCCGCAGGGTCCGCAGGGCACCCCCGGCCAGAATGGCGCGACCGGCGCGACCGGCGCGACGGGACCGGCCGGGCCGACGGGCGCGACCGGCCCGGCCGGTGCCTCGGGGGTGCCCGGCTATACGTATGAGTTCCAGACCGCGACGACCGGCCCGGTCACCTCGACGACGCTGTGGCAAGCCCTGTCGCCCGCTCACGCGGTGCCCGCGAACACGACGCCGCCGGCGTCCAAGCTGGTCTTTACCGCGTGGGGCGACCTGGCCACCAACACGGCGGCCGGCGGCGGCACCAACATTCCGTATATCGGGGTGCGGGCGTTCGGCACCGACGCGCGCATGTCGATCCGCATGGCGGCCGGGGCGATGGTCGCGCAGCGGGTCATGTCGTGGGTGATGACGGCGACGTTCCTGTTCGACGGCGACCGGCGGCTGTCGTATTTCATGACCGGCTGTTTCTCCAACAACAATGAGAACCTCAACCCGACCAACCCGCAGCAGATGACGATCCCGTTCGCCGCGACCGGGCTGCCGATCTCGGGGATCGGCACGGGCGCTTGGGACATCCGGGCGCAAGGGTACTGGTCGACGGCGGTCGCGGGTCAGCAGATGCGCGGGTTCGGGTCGATGCTGGAACGGTGGACGCTGGTTAGCCCGGCTAACGCGGTGGCGTTCATCGGCCCCGCTCCCCCGGTCAACCCCGACGCCGGCGCGCTGTGGCTGGACACCTCATGACGATCAGCGTGCGGTCGACCTCGGGCGGTACCGGCGCGTTCAGCGCCGGGACGTTCTCTAACGTCACGCTGCCGGCCGGGTGGCAGCCCGGCGACCTGTGCACCGTGACGAGCGTGCTCACCACGACCGGGACGGTCGACACTAGCTCGCCGGGGTGGAACAGCCTCGTTCAGCTACAGCAGAGCGCGACGCCGTGGTTCATGACCCGCACGTGGTGGAAAGTGCTTGAGACCGGCGACACGCGGCCGGTGCTCACCTCGTCGGGGACGCCGGGCAACACGTGGCAAGCCCGCTGCATTACCAGCTCGGTCGGGCCGGTGGCGATGGACGCGGTGGCGAACAGCGCCGTCAGCGCGGCGATCAGCGCGACCCCGACCCCGGCCCCGGTGACCCCGCAAGGCGGCGGCCGGGCGGCGCTGGCGATCTTCGGCGGCTGCTCGCAGCGGGTCGCGAGCGACACGACTAACCCGAGCTTTTCCGCCCCGGCGGGGTGGACGATGGGGCCGAACCACACCCAAGCCCTCGGCGTCACCTCGCAGGCCGCGCAGATCGTCGCGTCGGGGTTTCACCCCGGCCCGCTCGGGCCGGGCGCGATCACGCCGGGCGCGTTCACCCTCAACATTCCCACGCCGGGGCCGGTGTTCTTCTGGGGCATGTGGACGCTGGCGCTGGCCGAGCTGGGGATGGAACCCGAGCCGACCGGGCGGGTGCGCGGGTGGGACGGGTTCGCGTGGCGGCCCCCGCTCGGCCCGGTGGTGACAGCGGGGGCGGTGCGGGCGTGGGACGGCGCGACATGGCGGATGCTCTAGTGAAAGGTGACGGCAGATGAGCGAACCAACCGGCCCCCCGGAGTTCCCCACCCCGGCGACGATCGGCGGGCCGCCGAGCGCCGACGAGCTGTATGAGTGGCTGATGGCCGACGCGCTCGTGCTGCGCGACACCCTCGCGCGGATACGGAACCGGTGGCTGTTCGTCCGCTCGCTCGGCGAGGAGTACGTCGGCCCCCCGTGGGTGATGTTCAACCTCATGTCGACGATCGCCGAGGTGTACTACGGCACCGGGACACAGCCGCAGCCGTACAACTTCGACGAGAAGCTCGCCGAGGCCAGGCGCGGGCAGTGACCACTCCCCCGCGCTCGGATTGGCTGCGCGCCTCGGCCGCCGCCGACTGGCCGACGCTCGCCGAGGTCCGCAAGTGGCTCGACGTCCCGGTTTCCGAGCTGACCGACGCGATGCTCGCCGACGTTTACACGGCCGAGGTCGAGTTGCAGATCGAGTATTGCGACACCGACCCGTACCGGTTCGGGCTGCGGATGGCGCTGTTCCGGCGGTGCGCGCGGGCGGCGGCGGCTCGGGGTCTGCCGCTCGGCACCCTGCCCATTCAGACGAGCGGGTACGGCGACGCGTCGAGCTACGGCGCGATGCTGCTGCCCCGCATCGATGCCGAGATAGAGCGCTACGAGGGACCGTGGCGCAAGATCGCGATCGCGTGAGGTGATGACATGCCGGTGGTCGAGTTCTACGTCGAGGATCGCCGTGCGCCCCGCAGAGAGGCAGCGCCGGGCATTCTGGCCGAGGCGCGGCGGCTCGCCGAGGACGCCAAGCGCAACACCCCCCGCAGGACGGGCGACATGGCGCGCGGGTGGCGCGCGGCGGCCGACGCGAGCGGCAACGCGCGGGTGATCAACGACGTGCCCTATGCGCGTTTCGTCGAGTACGGCACAAGGCACATGGCCCCGCGCGCCCCGCTCGGCCGGGCGCTGGCCAACGCTAGGGCGCGCATGTGAGCACCCCCGACCCGGCGCTGCTCATCCCCCGGCCCGACGCCGAGTGGGCCGTGCACCGCGCGGTCGCGCACCTCGGCGGCACGGTGACTTGGGCGTACGCCACCTCGGGCACCGACCCGGCGGGGTGGCTGTCCGCCGTCGAGGTCCAGGTCGACGCGCACGCCGCGACCAAGCGGGCCGCCTACGACCGGGCCGATCAGGTGCGCCGCGCCGTGTCGGGTCTGCCGTGGATCGCCGGGCTCGACGGCACGTTCGCCGCCGTCGACGTGATCGACGGGCCGTACTGGAATCCGGCCGACACGGGCGCACCCGTTTACACGACCCGGTTCCGGGTGTACCTGCACCCGTCGCGGTCGGGGGCCGGGCGAAGTGCGGCCGCACTTCCGGCCGACCCGCTGCTCGACATTCCCCGGCCCGACGTCGAGTGGCTCGTGCGCGAGGTGGTGCGGCCCCTCGGCGGCACCGTGACATGGGTGTACGCCACCTCGGACGGCGGGCGGCTCGGGCCGCGCGGGTGGGCGTCGACCCTCAACGTGCAGGTCGACGTGCGCGCCAACTCCAAGCGGGCCGCCTACCGGCGCGCCGACGAGGTGCGCCGCGCGGTCTGCCTGCTCCCGTTCCGCTCCCCCGCCTCGGCGGGGGTCGTCGCAAGCGCGGATGTCACCGACGGGCCGGCATGGATGCCCGACGGCGTGGGACACCCGCGCTATGTTGTCCGGTTCGCTCTGGTCGCGCGACCAGCGCGCGGCCGGCTCGCAAGAAGGGAAACCGTTTAAACATGGCTACAGGTCAGCTCGCACCTGATGAGGTGCAGATCGGCACCGCCAACGGACCAGGTATCTACCTCGCCCCGGCGGGCACCGCCGGCCCCGAGGACACGCTAGAGCCGTGGGGCGAGGCGTGGGACGTGCTCGGCTACTTGTCCGACGACGGGCCGACGGTCGGGCAGGCGACCGACTCATCCGACATCACGCCGTGGCAGTCGGTCGTGCCGATCCGGTCGGTGATCACCTCGCGCGGCGTGACGTTGCAGTTCACGATGTGGCAGCTCAACGCGATCACGCTCGCGCTGTATTTCGACGCCGACGTGCCCGAGGTCGGCACCGACGGCGAGATCAGCATGGAGGTCCGCTCCGACGCGCCGCAGCACATCTACGCCGTCGGGATCGACTCGCGCGACGCTGAGCGGGTGCTGCGGATCACGTTCCCCCGCGCCTCGCTTACCACGGTCGGCGACATGCAGATCCAGAGAGGGGCGGCGATCCCGCTCGACGTCACCCTGTCGGCGCTCGACGACGCGGGGCTGCTCGCCGACGTCAAGCTCGGCCCGGCCCCCGAGATCGAGCCGATGGGCGCGGCGTCGCTGTCCAGCTCGGCACGTGCGCAGCGGGCACGGGCGCGCACCGCCGCCCCGGCCAGCGCGGGAACCTCGGGCAGTGAGTGATGCCGCCCCGCGCGGCGAACGCGGGCGCGAACGGGCACGGTGAGCTGTGGGATCTCGAAAGCGCCGCCCGCGCCGCCGAGGCCGAGGCCGGGCCGCCCGTTCCTTTCCCGTTCACCTACAAGGGCGAAAAGTACGAGATCGCCCCGATGGCCCGGTGGCCCGTCAAGGCGCTGAGCGCGGTCTCATCCGGTGACCTCGACACGGCGCTCGCGCTGCTGCTCGGCGACGAGGCGTACGACAAGCTCGCCGAGGCCGGGCTCGACTTCGGCCAGATGAACGCGCTGTTCGACAAGCTCGCGGCCGACGGGGGGATGGGCAACCTCCCAAACTCCGGGCCGCCGCCTCGGCGAAGTTCAACCCGAGCGTAGAGGCGGCGCTGTTGGCCGCGTACGGCGTCGACACCCTCGACCCGGCGACGAGCGTGCGCCGGGTCTGGGTGCTGCTCAACCATCTGCCGCCCGAGGCGCGGCGGCCGGGCGAGGCGTGGTCGGTCGAGTCTGAGCTGATCGCCGGGCTCGTCGACGCGGTGCGCGAGCTGACGTACGTCACGCTCAAGCTCAACGGCGCGAGGGGCGTGCAGCGGCCCGCCCCGGTGGCTCGGCCCGCCCCCGGCCCGTTCTCAGTTCAGCGTGAACGCCGCGTTCACGCTGAATCGCGCGAGCTGGCGGGGGCACCTAACGGGTCTCGGGCGACCTCCGGGTGGCTTGAGGCCGCGCAGATGCTCGCGGGAATGCCGAATGTGAGGGTGTCCGATGCCACCTCGTTACGGACGGCTAGAGGTACCGGTCGTCGCCGCCGGGCTCGACCGATTCGAGCGGGACGTGCGCGGGGCCGCGCAATCGGCCGGGACCGACGCCGCCGCTTCGATCAGCTCGGCGATGACCGTCGGGCTGCGCGGGCTCGGCAACGTCACCCGCTCGATCGGCCGGGCGGCGGCGACCGGGCTCGGCGTCGCCACCACGGCGGCGGCGGCGTTCGGGGTCGCATCGTTCCGCACGGCGGCGCGGGTCGGCGAGATGGACGCCACGCTGCGGGCGCTCGCGCAGGCGAACCGGCTGTCGTACCCGCAGATGCAGCGCACCGTGCGCGAGATCCGCGACGCCGGGATCGAGGCGGGGGTCGCGCAGAATACCGTCGCGCAATTCGCGCGTAATCAGCTCGACCTGGCCAAGTCGACCGACCTCGCCCGGCTCGCGCAGAATGCGGCGGTGATCTCGGGCCGCAACTCGACCGAGGTGCTCGACCAGCTCATACACGGGATCACGACACAGAACTCGCTCGTGCTGCGCAACGCCGGCGTGAACGTGCAGGCGGGTCAGGCGATCGACAAGTACGCGAAGTCGGTCGGCAAGTCCGTCCGCGACCTGACCGACGCCGAGCGGGCGCAAGCGGTGCTCAACGCCGTGCTTGAGGCGGGCGGGCCGATCGCCGGGGCGTACGCGGCGGCGATGGAAGAACCGGGCAAGGTGCTCCGGTCGTTCCCCCGCGTGATCGACAATGTGCGGCTCGCCGTCGGGCGCGGGCTCGTCGACGCGTTTAAACAGGCGATCCTGAACAGCTACCATTTCGCCGACGCGTTCGCTAAGGCCGTCGACGAGGGGGGCAAGCTCGCCCCGGTGGTGACCGCGATCGGGCAGGCCGTCGCGCAGCTCGCCAAGCCGCTAGAGACCGGGACCAAGCGGGCGAAAGAGTGGCTCGACGCGCTCAAGCCCGAGACCGTCGAGCGGATCGCCAAGGCGATCAAGACCTTCGGCCCGGCCGCCGCCGTCGCGGCCGGGGGGCTGTCGCTCATGGTCGCGCCCTCGATCCTGCGCGGCATACCCGGTATCGGCGCGCTGGTCGGGAACCTGTCGGGGCCGTTCCAGACGGCCGGCAAAGAGGCGCTCAAGTTCGGCAAGACCCTCGTATCAAACGCGATGGCCGCCAAGGGGCTATCAGGGCCGCTCGGCGCGCTCAAGGCGTCGTTCGGGCTGCTCACCTCGCCGATCGGGCTCGTCGTCGCCGGGTTCGCCGTGCTCATGGCCGTGAGCCCCGAGTTCCGCGCGGCGGTGATGGATATCGTCGTCGCCCTCGGGCGTGCCCTCATGCCCGTGGTGCGGTCGCTCGTCGACGTGGTGCGGCTGCTCGCCGAGCCGTTCGTGCAGATCGCCCGCATCCTCGGCGGGTCGCTGGCGGTCGCGCTGCGGGCCGTGCTGCCGATGATCAACGCGCTCGCGTGGACTCTTGAGCTGATGCGGCCGGTGCTCGGCCCGCTGACCGTCGCGGTGATCGCGGGCGCGGCGGCGTGGAAGCTGTATCAGGGCGCGCTCGCCGTGGTCAACCTGATCAACTGGATACGGCAGTTCGGGCTGCTCGCGGTACAGGTGAACCTGCTCGCGGTCAAGCAGGCCGTCGCGGCGGTCGCCGCTAAGGCGTGGGCGGCGGCTCAATGGCTGCTCAACGCGGCGATGACGGCGAACCCGATAGGGCTCGTGGTCGTCGCGATCGCGGCGCTCGTGGCGGGCATGGTGATCGCCTACCAGCGGTCGCAGACCTTTAGGAACATCGTCAATGCGGCGTTCTCGGCCGTCGCGGCGGTGTTCATGACCGTAGTGCGGGCGGCACAAACGCTGTGGCGGTGGATCACGGGCGGGTCGCCGGGGCTGATTCCGGCGCTGCTGCTGCTCGGCTCGATCGCCTCGGCGATGGCGAGCGTCGTGCGGGTCGTGCTGACCACTGCCTTTAACGCGTGCTCGGCCGCCGCGTCGTTCCTGTGGCGGTCGCTGACGGCCGGCGCGTCCGGGGTGCTTCAGTTCCTCCGCACGAACTGGCCGACGATCCTCGCGATACTGACCGGGCCGATCGGGCTCGCGGTGCTCGCGATCACCCGCCATTGGTCGACGATCCGCTCGACGACCGCCTCGGCGGTCTCGGCCGTGCAGTCGATCGTGTCGGCCGGGTTCAATAACGTGCGCACCACGACGAGCAACCTCATGTCGGCGACCTCGGCCGCGATCGCCGCCCGGTGGGCCGACGTGCGCCGCAACACCTCGTCGCTTATCGGCTGGATGACGCCGTTCCTGTTCAATGCGTGGTCGGTGATCTGGAATCAGGCGCGGGCCGGGTGGACCGGGATCGCGAACGTCATCTCGACCTCGTTCTCGGCGATCCGCGAGGGGGTCGCCGCGCCGGTACGGTGGGTCGTCGGGTCAGTGATTAACCCGCTGATCCGGGGGATCAACGCGCTCATTACCAAGATCGGGATCGGCGAGATCCCGCAGATCGCCGGGTTCGCCGGCGGCGGTCAGGTACCCGGCCGGGACCGGGGCGACCGGCACCTGATACTCGCCGAGGCGGGCGAGTGGGTGCTCACCCGCGCGCAGGCGCGGGCGATCGGTTACCGCAACCTCGCGAACCTGCCCCGGTTCGCCGGCGGCGGCGAGGTCGGCCACTACGAGCACCCGTCGGCGCGGATCGGGCTGCCGTCGCTCAAGGACATCGGCGGGGCGTTCGCGCGGATCACCCACCTCGACCACCTCGCCGGGCTCGGCCGCGACCTGCTCTCGCCGCTGTCCGGGTTCCTGTCATGGATGGCGGTACAGGCATTCGAGGCGCTCGCGACGCCGCTCAAAAAGCTCGTCGAGCCGTGGGCCAGCCATCGCAAGCTGTTCCCCGAGCGGTGGATCGGCAAGCTCATCCCCGATGTGATCGGCAAGGCAATCGAGTTCATCACGTCCAAGGGCGAGCCGGTGTACGAGGGGGGCGGCGCGGGCGTCGACGCGCTCGCCGCCGAGGTGATGCAACGGTTCCCCGGTCTGCGGATCACGTCGGCGCTGCGGCCGGGTGACCCCGGATACCACGGGCGCAACCTCGCCCGTGACCTCGGCGGCCCGGTCGCGGTGATGAACGCGGCCGGGGCGTGGATGGCGCGCACGATGGTTAGGGCGCTGCTAGAGGGAATCCACAACCCGACCCTCTCGGTCAAGAATGGCGCGCTCGTGCCGTCGAGCTTCTGGGGGCCGGGCACGTGGGCCGGGCACGCCGACCATATCCACATGGCGGCGGCCGAGGGGACCGGCGCGCCCTCGGGCACGTTCACCCCGGCCGGGTCGGGGGTGGCCCGGTGGCGTCCGCTGGTGACTCAGATCGCCGGCATGTTCGGGATCGGCCACACCGTCGACGCATGGATGCGGCAGATACAGAGCGAATCGGGCGGCAACGCCAACATCATTCAGCAGATCCGAGACGTGAACTGGCCGAACAACCTCGCGAGGGGTTTGTTGCAAGTCATTCCGACGACGTTCGCCGCGCAGCGCGGCAACCCGTTCGGGTCGAACATCATGGACCCGCGCGCCAACATCTGGGCCGCCATGTCCTACGCCGTCAAGCGGTACGGCGCGCGGCTGCTGTCAGTGATCGGCCGGGGGCACGGCTACGCACGCGGCGGCGTGATGGGCGAGCCCGGTATCGGGATCGGGCTGCGGACGGGGCTGCCGTTCTCGATCGCCGAGCGCGGCCCCGAGCTGATCACGCCGATCGCCGGGACGGCCGACCTCGGCGCGGGCCGCGCCGGGCGGTCGACGACGATCAACGTGTACCCGCAGCCGCAGCAGTCCCCCGTCGAGATCGCCGCCGCCGTGTCGCGCGAGCTTGCATGGGCCGAGGCAGGAGGCGTTTAAACATGACCCTCGCCACTCCCCCGCTACGCGCCGCCGGCATGGTCCCGGTGATCTGGCACGGCGTCGACCTCAACCCCGGCCACGTCGACGAGCAGTTCACCGCGACCGTGACGCTCGTCGAGGGATGGTACGGCACCCCGCCGCTGGAGGGGAACAACCGCGACCGGGTGCTGTACGACGGCGCGGTGTGGGGAAACAAGATCATCGGCGCGCGGACGGTGGCGATCGAGGGGGCCGCCGTCGGGCCGCGCGATCAGCTCATCGACTGGCGCGACCAGCTCGCCTATCTCGCGGCCGAGCGCGATCCTTTCGAGCTGACGATCGGCGACCCCTGGCTCGATCAGGCGCTTACTACCCTGGCACGGGCCGATTCCGACACGTTCCGGCACGAGTTTTTCGCCGGCGGCGGCGCGTTCCGGTGGGCGGTCACCCTGACGTGCGCCGACCCGCTGCTGTACGAGGCGGGCGGCTGGAACGTCGTCGTGCTCACCACGGCGACCGCCGCCGACGCGGGCCGGGTCTATAACCGGTCCTACCCCTGGCAGTACGGGCGCGCGGACCCGCCGGGATCGAGTGACTACCTGACCAACCCCGGCAACGCGGCGGCCCCGGTGTATGCGATCTACCGGGGCGACCTGTCAGCCTCGCGGCTGACCGACGACGCCGACTCGATCCTGATGGCCCCGGTGCTCGCGGGCGTCGAGATCACCGTCGCGACCGCGACGCTCGTCGCCGAGGCGGCCGGGGGCGTGGCGCGGGCCGCGTGGATACTGCCGGGCTCGCGGCCGATGACGATCCCGCCCCGCTCGACCGCCCGGTGGCGGCTGTACGCGACCGGCTCGGGGTCGGTCACCCTCATGTGGCGGGCGGCGTGGGTATGACCGCCCCGGCCCCGTCGATGCTGGTCACCGCGCGGGCGCTGCCCGAGCACTGGACGTTTTTCGCGCACATGCTCGTGTCGCGTGAGCCGCTCGGCCCGGTGCACCCGTTCGGGTTCGGCTACACCCGCCGGCTGTCCGGGTTCGGCAACGCGTCGATATCGATGCCGGCGGATAGCTCGGCGCTGCCCGCGCAGCTCGCCCGCGAGCTGTGGGCGTGGCGGCTGACCGCGTTCTACGACGGGTCGCCGGTTTTCGTCGCGGTGCCGTCGGGGCTCGCCGACGAGGCGCGGACGGCGGTCGAGCTGACCATGACCGAGATCACGGGTTACCTCGGCGTGCGGGCGTGGGACGTGCACCCGTCGCGCCGCTACACACAGACCGAGCAGATCCAGATCGCGGCCGACATCGCCGCCCCGGTGGCCGACGTCGGGGTGCGGCTGGTCACCGACCCCGGCCCCGGATTCCCGCGCGACCGGCTGTATGAATACCTTGAGGGGCCGATGCGGTCGAACCTGCTCGCGAATCTGTGCGAGGTGATCGGCGGCCCCGAGTTCCGAACCGAGTACGGGATGACGGTCGGCGGCGCGGCGGTCGACGTGGTGCTGCGGATCGCCGCGCCGCGCGTGGGGGGCGAGGCGGGGCTCGGCGTGTCGGTGCCCGGCTCGGCGGTGTCCTACCGGGCCGGGTGGGACTCTGACAAGCTGCGGACGCGGACGTTCGCCGTCGGCGACTTGCCCGAGGACGCGCCCGAGGGGACGCCGCGCCCGGTGGCGGTCGTCGACCGGCCGCAGCCCGAGCGGCCGAGGATCGATGCGGTCGACGAGTGGCCCGGCACGATCTTGACCTCGACGCTGACCGAGCGGGCGGGCACGGCGGCCGGGCAGTACGCGGCCCCGGCGCTGTCGCTGACCGTGGCGACGCTGGTGTCCACTCCCCCGCTCGGCAGCTACGGGCCGGGCGACGACGTGGCGGTGCGGCTGCTGACCCCGGCGCTGCCCGGCGGGTACGAGGTGACCGGCCGGCTGACCGACGTGTCCGTATCGGCGGCCGACGGCACGGCGACTTGGACGATCGCGGTCGAGGTGCCGCCGCCGCAGCCTCGGGCGACCCTCTCACAGCGGCTCGGCCGCCTCGACCTGACGATCGGCCGGGTGTTCCGGCGCGGGGCCGCGCCCGTTTAAACGAGGAGGTAGGACAGATGCCAGCCAAGGACAAGGCCGCGCCCGGCGCGCGGCGGCCGAGGGAAACCCGCGCCCCGGCGACGATCACCGACGCGGGCACCGTCGCCCGCACCGCGCCCAACGGCGGCGAGAAGATCACCGGGGCCGACGAGGGGGTCGACCCCGGCGGGTACCCCGTCGGGCTGCTCATGTGGGGGCAGGCCGGGGTCTACAACGGGGCCGACGACCGGCTCATGATCACGGCGGTCACCGACTCGCAGGTGGGCGTCGTCAAGCCCGCCCGGTGCACCGCCGGGGCCGGGCTGTCGATCAACATCCCCGCCGGGTGGATGGCGATCGCCGATTGCGAGGACGGCACGACCGCCGTCGTCGGGTCAAGGCAGACCCACACCGTCGGCACCGGTCAGGGGGTGCAGGCCGGGCCGGCATCCGGCGGCGCGCGTGAGGATCTGCTCTGGTGCGACACCTACCCCGACCTTGCGCAGTGGAAGCTGTCGGTTATCCGCCGCGCCGACAGTGTGGGGCGGCCGGGGGTGCCGCTCGCCTCGATCACCGTGCCGCAGGGCGCGAACCTCGCCTCGCAGTTCACGTTCGCCGACATGGTGCCGAGCTTCGGGTCGCACGCCGACGGGACGGTGCGGATGATCGGCAACACCACGACCCCGACCTACGTCACCCCCGCATTCCCGATCTCGCCCCGGCACATCCGGCCGCGCTCCCGGTACACCCTCAACGCGTGGGGGTGGGGGCTGCTCGGCGGGACGATCAATCACAACATCTACCGCACGCCGCTCGCTAACGGGCCGTGGGCGTACCTCAACCCGACCGTCGCCGGGTCGGGATTCAACCCTGGCGAGGGGTTCACCTGGGAAGCCGAGGCGTCGGTGCAGGTGCGGATGTTCCGTCAGAACATCTCGATCAAGATCAGCGCCTCGATGTGCCGTGGTCACGGGCCGGCTGACCAGCCGTACATATCGAGCGTGACCCCCCGCAGCCTGCGGATCGTGAACGTGACGACGTGGAACCCCGACGTCTGGAATCAGCTCGGCATCCTGGTCAACTGGACGACGATGCACGCCGCGCAGACGTTTGAGGGGATCAGCTCGACCTTTACCACGATCGAGCCGTGGGACTAGCGTTTAAACGAGGTGAGGCACCATGAGCGATCAGCCGCTCGACGATCAGCCGCTCGGCCAGGCCGCGCCGCTGCTCGCGGCCGAGGAGGCAAGCGAAGACCCGTACCACGTCGACGACCCGGCGGTGCCCGAGGGGTACGTGCAGGAGGATTACGACCCGCCCGAGGGGGCCGGGGTGCAGGGGGGCGACAGTGGCTAGAATGCCCGGCGTCGCGTTCCACTCGGTGCCGCACTTCGGGCGCGGCCGGGGCTCGGCGGTCAACGGGGTCGTGATCCACCAGTTCGCCGGCGGCACGGTGCCCGCCGTGCAGAATTGGCTGCGCGACCCGCGATCGCGCGTGTCGTACCACTTCGGGGTCGGCCGCAACGGCGAGATACGGCAGTGGGTCGACACGGCCGACACGGCGTGGGCGACCGGCCCGGTGAACGCGCGCACGATCGCGATCGGCCACGAGTCGACTAATCAGCCGTTCACCGTGCCCGCGCAGATCGAGGCGACCGCCCGCATTATCCGGTGGGCGCGCGGCGCGCACGGCAGCCTCGGCAACGGCCGGGCGACGCTGACCGGGCACCGTCAGCACATGCAGACCACATGCCCCGGTAACCCGATATTCGGCCAGCTCGACGAGCTGCAACGGCGGGCGCTCGGGGCCGCTCCCCCGCCGCCGCCGCCGCCCGCGCCGGGCGGGGTGCCGCCGTTCCCCGGCCGCATCCTGATCAACCGCCCGTCACCGAACATGATGAACGGCCAGGACGTGCGCGACTGGCAGCAGCGGGCGCGGCTGCGCTGGCAGATCACCGTCGACGGCTGGTACGGCAGCCAATCCGAGGCGGTGTGCCGCGACGTGCAGCGCGCGGCCGGGCTGCCTGTCGACGGGCGGGTCGGTCCCAACACTTGGCCCGCGACATGGCGGGTCACGGCGGGCGGCACCGCGCCGCCCCCGCCCCCGATCGAGGAGGTACCCGAGGTGTGGATCTTGCGGGTCGATCGCGGCTCGGGCCGCGTGATGACCTACAGCTATAACGGCGAGTTCGTGCGGCACATCCCCGACGCGCTGACACAGAACAACCTCGCCGCCGCCCGTCCGCAGATCCCGATCATCACCGTCACGATGGCGGCGCTGCGGTCGTTCAATGGCGGCCGAGACCCCGACCCGATCCCGTGAGGCGTTTAAACCATGTCTCTGCTGTGGACAATCCTCGGGCGCATCGCCCCGGCGCTCGAAACCAAGGTGAGCGCCGCGACCCTCGGCGCGCTGATCGGCGCGGCGCTGTCGTGGGCGCTTGATACGTACGTGTTCACCTCGGGCGTGCCCGGCGTCGCCGAGCAGCTCGTCGAGTGGATCGCCCCGATCCTCGGCGCGATCGTGTTCGGGTGGCTCGCGCCGCACACCCCGAGGCCGCCCGAGCTGGTGCCGATGGACCGCCCCAAGGTCGAGACCACTCCCCCGCCCCCGTGAGCCTGCGCGGGCTCGTCGCGGTGATCCTGGCCGCCGGGGTGGCGGCGACCTTGATCATTCTCGCGGTCGACACTGCCCGCCAGAATGGCCACGTGACCGACGCCGAGGCGAACCTCTTGTCGACGCTGACCGGCGCGGTGATCGGCGGGGTGGCGGTGTACCTCGGCGGCCGGGACCGCAACGGGCACGACCGCCAGAATGGCCCCTAGACGGCGCTGCGCGCTTGAGCGGAGCGCCTAACGGGGGCCGCTAGGTACAATCACCCTCGGGCGGGGCCGAGGCGCTTACGTTCGCTCTGCGGGCCGCGTACTTGATTGCCTCGCGCTCGTGCCGGGCGAACCGTGCCCGCATCGATCCCTCGCACCCGCTGTGATCGCGGGCGGCGAGCGTCGCGTGACAGAACTTGCAACGGTCGGGCTCGGTTCCGTCGTACGCGCACCACCCGTCGTGATACGGGCACGGCGACTTGTCGCGGCCCACGATCGCGAGGTGGCCCGCCTCGGCGCGCGGATAGGTCGTGTCAGGCGTCGGCGTCGTCATACGGCCGATGATAACCGAGGTAGCCCTAGGCGGCTCGCACGTGAACGGGGAGTTCACGCCAGACTGCGCGGGGGTGGACACCCGCCGAACGGTGCCCGAGGCCGGGAGAATCGCTGTACGGGCCGCGCAGAGGCATCCTAGACGGGCACTCCCCCGGTGTGGCAGCATTCCAGGGTCAACCCCCCCGATCAGGGGATTGACGGGGGGGCCGAGATCCAAGGGAAGGATCATCCATTATGACGCTACTCAGCTCGCGCCGGTTCCGTATGTCCGCGCTCGTCGCGGTGCCCGCGCTCGCGCTCACCGTCGGCGGCACCACGGCGGCGCTCGCCGACGGCGGCGGCGGTCACGGCAAGACCGTCGAGAAAGCCCACTGTGTCACCGTCCAACTCTCGGGCTCGACCCCGGTCGGCTACGGCGACAAGGCCGAGACCTACTCGGCGACCGCGACCGCGACGGTGTGCGAGACCAAGGAAAC